TTTAAACTCTTCAATTAATTCAACGTAACCTTGTATCTATCTCTCAAAGTCTATAAGCCCATTTCAAGGGTATATCAAAGCATAGGTCACTCTCTAAAAACCTCACCTGAGCCAATTGTAGTGTTGCGTATATTCCAGTGTTATAACATAGTTTCGAGGGGTTACACGATAGCATACCAGACACCATAATTGTAATGAACGATAGATACCTTTAAGCCTTGAGAGATAGATACAAGGTTACGTTGAATTAATTGAAGAGTTTAAAGAGTTTTCAAAGTGTGTTGCGTATGTTTTGAATTCAGAGGGGGTAGGACAAAAATAAAACATGCGTTGTGTGTGGAGAAGGACAAATCAATCGTATGTGTAATTTTTTACGACCTATCAATTAATGAACAATGTTGGAACACAGTTACTCATCTTGCTAAATTTTTAATTGTAATTTTTTTATGTGGAAAATTTTTGTACAACTCTACTCAGCCACCACAGCAACCACCTCTAATACCCCTTATATTGACAACCATTAATAATAGTTTGAAACTTGAGGAAAGATTTAATTTACATCAAAAGGACATTTCATGCGCTCAACCCTTCTATTACTCTCCTGTCTCTCATTCTTGGTAATGTCGCATTCATTTGCGGAGAGTCCGGGAAAAGTTAAAACCGAGTATATTATTACAGATCAAATCGTTACGGGTGTTTCAGCGGCCATTCAACCAAATTGTATGCATAAAACGTTTCAAGGAATTGGAAGTGTTTCAACATCTACTGGATCTGCCGCTATTGATCTTGAAGTCTCTAATGATGGTGTAAACTATAAGTCACTTAATACTTTCTCTCTCACTCTCGGGACTGTTGTTACATCAAGTGTGTACGCAAGCTCTGCCCCTTATAGATATCTGAGGAGTAACGTGACAGCTATTAGTGGTACGAACGCCAAGGTGAGTTTAATTATAGGGTGTCAATACTAATGAGTATGCCATTACCTCCTATCGCTAGACCTGCTCCGAAAGGAGAGTTAACCGACAACGAGGTAGGATTTATTCTTGACTCTACACTCTCCACTAAACATAGAGAGGACAAGACAGCGTTGCGGTTTATTGAGAGCTTTGTTCGATGTCAGAGTATTTCTGAAGCAAGTGATGAGTCTGGTATCAAACCATCTGTTGGTTATATGTACCGTCACCGTAAAGACATCGCAGAGGCCATACAAAAACTTATCGAGAGATCGGTGAGTAAGTTCGGATTTGATGGGAGTGAGATCGTACAGCGTGTGAAAGAGGTTGTAGATTTTGATCCCATCAGTGTTTACAATCCTGACGGTACGTTCAAAAGTAACATGCATGACATCGACCCTGCTGCTCGTAGAAATATTAAAAAACTTGAAGTGCAAAATATTTTTGTAAAAGAGAAAGACCTTAACGGTATTGAAAAGAAAATCATGATCGGTGAGGTTATCAAGTATGAGTTCTACGACAAGCTAAAAGCTGCTGACATGGTTGGTGCTGAGAAAGAAGTGTTTAAGAGAACAACTAAAATTGAGCATGGTGTGACTAAAGATATGGCGAGTATTCTTTTGGAGAGTGCTCGTAGAGGTGCAGAGAAGTCTCTTGGCTATTCACCGACACTCACCGTGGAAGCTGAGATACTGGATAGTAAAGACGAATAACAAGGAGATATCGATATGGCCTTAAGACATGTTGGTATTCGTCCCACTCATTCTCTTGAACTGTTAGACTTTAAAAGAAAAATCTACATTGAAGTTTTTGAAGATGAGTCATATAAACTCTGGACAGAAAGAATGTTACGGAGTGGTTGTGATAAAATAATGAATAGTACAAAAGCTGTACTCGGTTGTTTCTATTGCTCAACATGTGATGAATATTTTTCTGAAGATCAATGGGAGATTTCACATGAGCGACGAGGCAAGACTAGCAATCGACAGATATCTGAAAGGTAATGGTGCAGGACCAAGTGTCGCAGAGATCAAACTTCGTATTACTGAGTTTGTAGAGAAGCGAGACAGGTTGGCAGGATTTGAACCTAGGATGCGATGGAGCTACAGTATCGGTGACGACTATGTAATTCGTGAAGGTGTAAAAGTTTTAAGGGAGAAGGTGAGAGTATGAAAAGTTTATTTATCGGTATCGACTTTGATGGAACATGTGTAACTCACAAGTACCCTCTCCTTGGTGAGCCACTTGATAATTGTATTGAGACACTTCATAAACTCCAAGCGGCAGGACACAAGCTCATCCTTTATACAATGAGAAGTGAGGAGAGACTTGCTGAGGCCGTTGAGTATCTGGAAGGTGAGGGTGTTAAACTCTACGCAGTCAATGAGAACCCAACACAGAAATATTGGACCAAGAGCCCTAAGATATTTTGTAATCTTGTGATCGATGATAACGCTCTCGGTGCTCCTCTTATTCAAAACAGTAATCAGATAAATGCTCGTCCTTGTATTGATTGGATCACTGTTGAAGAGATGCTTACAGAGCAAGGTGTGATATGAACATCTGGCAGATACTCCAAGCTTGCAGAAAACAAAACATGATGGTGCGGTTTGCTTCATTTCCTGGCGGGAAACTCAATGTGGGTATCTACGCAAAGGGGATGGAGAAACAAGCGTTGTATGACTGTGACACTCTTGAGGAGCTGGAAGCGAGACTCGTAAAAGATTTCGGACATCTTACCCCTACCTTTGCACCATCAACAGCACCTCTTATTCATAAACCTTCGATGCCGCTTCCTCTCGGAGCACGATGAGTACACCGCAAGACATTGCTCTTTTTAAAAAACTGATAGATGAGAACAGATACGATTTCTGTAAACTCGTGTACATCATCTTTCCTTTCGGAGAGCAGGAGTCTGACCTTGTAGATTACAACCCTTACTCTTGGCAAATGCAGGAATGGGGGAGACTGTCGAGACATTTACAGAACCCATTAACTCGCTACCAAACTTATCGACTAATTATCTCTTCCGGTAACGGTGCTGCAAAGACCGCATTCGGTTGTATGACAATGCTGATGTTGATGTACACTCAACAGCTCAGAGCGCGCATGACCGCCAATACAGACCCTCAGATGAAGTCTGTGATCTGGCCTGAATATGACATCTGGTTTCGTCGTGCTCGATTTGTTGATGAGTTCTTTGAGAAGTTTGGAACATCGATCAAAGCTAAGAATCCACAGCTTGCTGAGACATGGCGTATCGATACTGTAACGTGGTCTGAAGAGGCACCAGCATCAATCTCAGGACTTCACAATAAAGGTAAAGCGGTGATGTACCTCTTTGAGGAAGCACCCGGAATTCCTGCGAAGATTTGGGAGTATGCTTCGGGTGCGTTTACAGAAACGTTCACTATTAAAATATTTTTTGCTTTCGGTAACTCCGATGACCCTGAGTCTAAATTTGAGCAGAACATGGGTTCGCCACTATGGAACGCTCTTCGTATTGATACTCGAACTCTTGATCACATTGATCCAAAACAAATTTCAGACTGGTTACTCGAAGCTGGTGGTGATGAGGATAACGATGACTTCCGTGTGCGTGTGCGTGGACTACCAAGGAAGTCAGCAAAAGACTCGATTATCAAAATTGAAACAGTGGATGCAGCACTTGCACGACGATTTACTTTTGATAAAGAGACTGTCGCAAGCTTCCCTGTTATTCTCTCATGTGACCCTGCGTGGACAGGAGGGGATGAGACAACAATCTGGATGAAGCAAGGACACTACCGATGTCTTTTAGAAAAATACAAACTGAGAAAAGGTATCGACACTCACAGACTCACATACAACAAACTGTGCGATTGGGAGAGAAAGCTTAAAGCGGATCAGGTTCACATTGACCAAGGTGAAGGTACTGCAATTTTCACGATGGCAATGGACGCTCAGAAACATCACTGGATTCTCGTTAACTTTTCAAACTCTCCTACTGACTCAATCAACGAAAAAGATTCTGCATACGGAAACATCAGAGCGATGATGTATTACAAAACCAACGAAGATCTGATGAAGGGTGGAGTTCTTGATGCTGTAGATTCTGAATGGATCGAGCACATCAGAAAACAACTTTGCTGGACAAAAAGTTCTCGTCATAAAACCACTGGTAAAAAAATGGCAGAACCTAAAGCGGATATTAAAGATCGCGTAGGACAGTCTCCCGATGTTGCCGATGGTTGTGTGCTCCTCTCTGCATACGAAGTTGTTGATAGACTTCCAGAAAATGAACCGGGCTTCGATGTTACGAATGCTCATGTTCTTGGTGGTGATGCGATGAAAATCAAACCTCAAAGCACTGATGATCTTTATGGAGATACCGGAAATGAAGTATACGATTGAAAGACTGACCTTAGAAACTTTGTACAATTCCGATGTTCTTAAGTACCTCAATGAGGAGGCCCCTAAAATTTCCAAACTTTTTGACAACAAATTAAATTACAAAAACTGTCCAGTTCATGAACTTGTAATCAATTACATTTTTTTGATATGTCGAAGAGAAGGGGAAATTACAGGTCACATGATTTTAGAACTCTCCGAAAGTCCACTAGATAATGACGTTAAAATCCTGTATCAAATCTCTTTCTACGCTAAACCCCACTCTGGGAGGACTGCTTTCCACCTGTTTCAGAAATTCATTGACATAGGACAAAAAGAGTCCAACCATATAATCACCATGCTGACAAGTAAAACAAACATAAAATCGAGCACACTTGAAAGAATGGGATTCAAAGAACTTGAAACCTTGTACAGGTTGGAAGTTCCAAAAAAGTAATTAAATTTCAGGGTGGGTAAATATGTCTGGTGGTAAAGGTAAGAAAACTGGATGGGACGCTGGTAAGGTGTGGCAACGTGTATGGGACGTAACTCGCGATCCTCTTGATTGGGATCGTCAGATGGAAACGGTCACAGGGGCCGTACAAGATTATAAAGAAATCTCAGGTGCTGCCGCCACTGAACGTGCGACTGAACAACAACGTAAACAATTCGAAGAGCAAAAAACACTTACTGAAAAAGCAAGACTTGAAGCTCAAAATCAAAATGCTCGTGATCAAATGTCTCAATCAAAACAAGCTGGTGCCGCTCGTGCCGCTGGAACTTCAGGGTCTGCAAGATCGCGTAGTGCTGCTGGTGGATCATCTCAAGCATCATCTGGCCTTGGAGCCGATGAAAAAGATTTCCTCGGACTATGAATAAAGCAACAAAAAACTCATGTGAATATGTACGCTCGCAAGCTAAAAGAAAGTTTGATAATTTTCGATCTGCTTGGTGTGATAACCTTCGATGGACAATCCCTCATCGAGCAAACTGGTTAGAAGCTCAAAATCCGGGCGAAAGAAAGAATCAACATATTGTTGACCCTACTCATATTCTCGCTCAACGTTCTTACGTTGCAGGATTTCTTGAAGGTAACACTTCGGCCTCTCGTCCTTGGGTGCGTATCGGATCAAAAGATCAAGAGCGCAATGAGGACTATGAGAACAAAGCGTGGTTACAACATTTCACCGAACGTGTTCACTCGGCCCTTAGTACCTCAAACTTTTACCATGCTGCTGGTATTTTTTATTACGATTACTCGGCGGTAAATACAGGTGCTCATTATTTTGAAACTCTCCCGAAGGGTGGCTTTCACGTTCATACTCTTATTCCCGGCTCGTATTATGTTCTCAATGATGCCTACGGTGCCGCTAATGTTATGGTTCGCGAATTTACTTTAAGTGTAAAAAACGTTGTTGATAAATATGCGATGCTCACCAAGAACGGAAGACGGGATTGGAGTAACATTTCTGAAGGTGTTAAAAAATGTTACGAAGATGCAAACTACTCTCAAAAGGTAGATATCGTTCACATCATCATGGAGAATCCTGATTACGATTTTAAAAATCCTGATGACCCAAATAACCGCGAGTGGCTTGAGCTTACTTATGAAGTTGGTGGTGGATCGAAGTTCAGCTTCAACGACACTGACACAATGTCTGAAGAGTCTTACAAAGATAATGAAGTGTATCTCAAACGATTCACAACTCGACGTAAACCATTTGTTGTAGGGAAATCTTCAGAAGATGCAGAGTATGGAGAAAAAGGTCCGACCACTGACTCCTTGGGATTAATCAAATCTCTTAATAAGAAAGCAATTGCAAAAGATAGAGGGCTTGAGCACATGCTCGCTCCGACTCTTCAGGGTCCAGCATCAGTTAGAAAATCATACATTACAAATTCTCCAAATTCATACATTCCTCTTGATGGTCGCTCGATGTCGGGTAATCAAAAAATCGAAAGTGTGTACACCGTAAACGGTCAAGGTTTTGCCGCTCTTATTGGTGACGTAAGCGACATGAGACAGATGGTAGATAAACTCTATTATGCTGACTTTTTACTTTATCTTTCTAAGAACCCCAAGACAAGAACGGCAACAGAAACAAGTGCGATCGTCGAGGAGCAACAGCGAATCATCGGTCCAAATCTTCAGTCTCTCAACTTTACATACAACATTCCTGTTCTTGAATGGGTGATGGACTATGTTCTTTATGAAGACCCGTACCTAATGCCAGCACCAGAATCTCTTGCAGGTCAATCTTTAAAACCTGAAATGATTTCGGTATTTGCCCAAGCACAGAGAGCAGCAGATCTTCCGTCGATTGATAGATATATTGCAATGGTGTCAAATCTTGGACAACTTAATCCTGCTATCTGGGATAAAGCGAATCTAGACAAGCTCTGTGATTTATATGAAGATCGATTATACTTACCTGCGGGGCTCAACAATGCTCAATCAAAAGTTGAAGCAAAAAGAGAACAAGCAGCAAAGTCTCAGCAGCGTCAGCAAATGCTTGCGGAAACACTTCCTGCAATGGCCGGAGCTGCTAAAGATATGGGAATGACTCCTCAATAACAAATAACTCGGGAGGGTTAATGAGAATTTTAATGTTGGTTGTATGGTCTATGTTGATGTCTTTTGTGGCCAGTGCCGGATTTGAAGGACTCAATCAAGGAGTTTCTTTAAAACTTTTCAATCGTCTTGATTGTTCATCAGGGCTTTCTTGTACAAAGCTTAAAGATAAAATGATTGTTTCTGTTTCAGATTTAGGAATTCTTCGTGCTCGTGTTCTCGCGAGTGCTGTAACCATTACCGCAGATCAATGTGGGTCAACATTCTATAATGCTGGTGCGATTGAAATGGAGCTACCTGAAGCTTCTGCTGTAATTGGTTGTCGTCTAACCTTTGTCACTTTGAACGCTGCCAACTTCGATATTGACCCCGATGCTGCTGATCAAATTCTTGTCCAAACAAACGCAGTTGGAGACATGATTCGAAATGCCACTCTTGGTAACAGTATCACCCTAGAGGCCGTATCAGCTTCTCAGTGGGTTGTAGTAGGTATTCTGGGAACATGGGCAGATGCTAACTAAACTTGAAGAACTTGAAATTGAAGAACTTCGTAATAAGAGCGTCGAACACCGAGACGCTCTTTTAGCAATAGCTTCAATAATGGCAACTGATGAAGGTAGAAAATTTTTTAAATACCTTTTTAAAACTTTAGAAGTCATGGAGCTTCCACCACCAGAAATGGAAGGTAATGTTCTTCATGGATTTCTAGGTCATTTACGAGCAGGAAATTCGATTTATAAACTTGCGAGTCAGGCCGCGTCCGAAGCAACGGCACTGATTACTGCACAGATAGAAAGGGAACGTTATGAACACAAACTTGCCATCTTCAACGCCGAGAATGCCGACTCCTCCGGGCGTTAATCCACCCTCAAATGGTCCTATAGAACCAGCGCAAGGTGGGAATGAACAATATGATGATCTTGGTTATTTAATACAACCAGAGGATCGTGAACCATCTACACCTCCTGCGCCACCAGTAGCTCCGGCCGCTGTAGTTCCACCTGTTACACCTCCTACCCCACCAGCACAGGCACCAAGTGAAAAATCTGTAACTGGTTACGGTGAAGATCCAAGTGCTGTAGCTCCACCTGTTACACCTCCACCCGTAGTTCCGGTTGTACCCCCAAAAACAATCGAACAGATGAACGATGAAGAAAAAGCAAAACATCTTGTCACTGAAACAATTAAAGATTTAAGTGATGTTTACGATAAAGATAAAATTACAGCGTATGCTCTTAAACATAAAATGAGCCCTGAAGCTCTTGCTGACTATGTTCAGATGGCGAAAAATGACGAAGCCGAACATAAGCAGCAAGTAGAAAAAACTCAACGAGAACAACGGGCTAACTGGTACAAAGAACTTAAATCTGACCCTGAATTTGGTGGAACAAATTTCGACACTAACATCCACAAAGTCGATACGATGATGGCAATGTATATGTCTGATACAAAAAAGGTGTTGACAGAGCGTGGGTCAATGTTGCCTCCTTACATTATGAAAGATTACCTCAGGGTTGCAAATCTTCTCAATCCAACGACGAAATTCGAAGGAGGAGAACCACCAGCACCTCCGGTAGTTGAGGTAGATTTCATCGATGAAATGTACCAAGGTCAAAACGGTTAATTAATTTACTAAAATCCATGGGAGGATTTCATGGCTGCTAAAGGTTCACAATTTCTGACACTCGCTGATGTGTCTAAATCACAAAACAAACAGATCGGCAAAGTTGCGGAAGTTCTCCTTCAGCACAATGCTATGAACAAAGACCTCATGTATCGCAAGATGAATGAAGGGACTATTCATAAGGAAGATATTCGTTCAGCTCTTCCACAAGTTTACTACCGCAAGGCCAACCAAGCGATTGCACCTTCTAAGACAACTATTGAAGAGCGTTCGTTCACAGCGACTCAGTTCGAATCGAAGTCTCAGATTGATCGCGATGTAGCTCGTCGTGGTGGTATGAAGAACGTAGGTTACAACCGTTGGAACCAAGCTCAAGGTCACTTACAAGCTCACGCAAATGAGCAAGCATCACTGATGATTTACGGATCACCAGTAGCTTCGAACTTGAAGACAGCAGGGTTGTTTGACATCTACTCAACTCTTTCTGCTTCGGAAGAAACTTCAAAACAAATTATTGATGCTGGCGGTACCGGATCGGACAACTGTTCAATCCTTAAAGTTCATCACGGTGAAAACGCCATCTTTGGTATCTATCCAGAAGGTACTGTTGCGGGTCTTACTCGTAACGATCACACTCCGGGTTCAAACCTCGTGAAAATCACAGGCTATACGGCCTCTGGTCAGATCGGCGAATATTGGGGTTATGAAGAAGAGTTCATCACTAACCACGGTATCGTTGTAAAAGATTACCGTCAGGGTGTTCGTATCGCAAATATCGATTACCTCAAACTTATCTCTGGTAGCGGAGCTGCTGATCTTATCGATCTTATGATCTCTGCCGATTACAAAATCGACAGCAAAGAGAATGGTAAGGGTGTTTGGTATGTAAACCGCACAATCGAAGCTCACCTTCATAAACAAGCTCTCACGAAAGTTGGAGCTGGTGCTGGTCTTTCTTACGAGAATTACCAAGGTGAGATGGTTGTTATGTTCCTCGGTTGTCCGGTACGCAGAATGGATGCGCTCCTGACTTCAGAAGCACGAGTAGTTTAATAACTAAAAAATGAAGGGTGCCATGGATGGTGCTCTTCAACTTTATAAACAGTTTTACAAAATTTTTAGGAGATATTTATGGCCGGTTTAAGATTCGATTCTCAAGACCAAATCTGTACAGCTCAAGCCTTTACTGGTGCAGCTACAGTTTCGGCAGACTCACGAGAAAAACAAACAGCAGCACAAGACCTTTCCATCGGTCGCCGAATGGCACTCTTGGTACTTCCAACGGTTGCGGCCGGAGCAGGTTCAACTCACGTTATGGAAGTTATTCAATCAGCAGATGCTGCTCTCGGTACACCTGATGTACTCGGCTCAGTAACAGTTCTTGCTGCAAATCTCGTTCCGGGCAAGCAAGTTGAAATCCCAATCCCTCAAGGTGTAATGAGTAAAAAATACATCGGTTTCCGTCACACGGCCACTGGTGGGACAACTACTGTTACTCTCGACGTATATCTTGTTCCACAAGATGAAATCGCTCAGTACAAATCGTTCCCTAAAGTGAACAACGCTTTAGTATAAGGTAATAAAGTTTTATGAAGAATATACCTCAAATGCCTTCTATTAAACCAAGCTCGGACGTGGTTCGTAGTGATTCTCCTTTTACTGAGGGTGCAGAGCAATCTGCACCTGATGTGAGTTTGAACCCTCCTGTTCATTCAGGTGTCGCTCCCGAAGTTATTCCGGGCCCGGAGTTTTTTAAAAAACCTGAACTTCTTGATGTGAATTCAAGCAGCAACACTATTAAAAAAGTGGTTGTTCCTGCACAAGGAATTGCTGTTGTCGCAACGAGAGCAGGGTTTTATAATCAAACTAGATATTCAATTCATGATGAACTGTTTGTTCAATCCGAAGATGATCTTGGTGATTGGATGAGCTGTGTTGATCCTGTTTTTGAAAAAGTTCGTTTGAACATTATCAAAGAAAAAAAGGCAAGACATTAATCTTCGCCTTTTAAGTGCGAGGAAAAAATGTCTTACAGTAAAGAAAAAATCTACAATCTAACATTCTCTGTGTTATTGCTTGCGCGAGAGACAGAGAATGTTGCGACTGACAAATCCAATGAAGTTCGTGTTTTAAATATTCATTGGGATACCGCTTTTATTTCAGCTCTTAAAGATTTAGACCTTGACTCACTTTCATTACCTGTTGAGCTTGAACTCATTACAGAGCTTGATTCTGGTCCCTTTAAATATGTTTACAAATATCCTTCACGTTGCGCTCACTTCCGTAGAATTGTATCGGGAAGATTGACCGACAATAGAT